TATAAGGCTTATATAGTGCTTATATAAGGCTTATATAGTGCTTATATAGTGCTTATATTGTACCGGCTTATATGGTGCTTAATTGGTTGGTGGTGGTGGTGGTGGTGGTGGTTTTATATATATATAAAATAATACTTTTATACGTTCTATTTTACACTAATGATATAGCTATTATATTAAGCCGATCAATTAAGCTAATCAATTAAGCCTACAAATTAAAGCATTAAGCCCACCAATTAAGCCGACAAATTAAGCCGATCAATTAAAAAAAATAATATTATTATATATAATTTAACATATTAAAAGTTAATTATTTACGTAATGAGGGGCAAGTTTTAAGCAAGTCTAATATTCACACTAGATTTTCAGATTTTGAACTTTTATTACACTAGTGCATAATATATATTTTTGTTCCAAACTATTCTATTTATTTTTAGTTATATTGTACATAAATTGTGTAAAGGGTAATTATGAATGAAAGAGATCAAAAAAGGCAGGATAATAGAGATGCCAAAGCCTCTAAAAAGGCTGATGATTTAAAGATTATTGATTCTACTGTTGTTAAGTATGATCTTAATGATTTAAACATTGATAAGGGAGCTGGTAAGGCTACAACTTTAGTCAGTTATAAAAGAACAACAGAAGTGGTTAAATTAATTCTTAGAGGAATAAGATATACAGACATAATGGAGTATTGTGAATCTCATTGGGGAATAAAAAGAAGGATGGCTAGCATCTATTATAAAAAAGCTCTTGAGACTTTTGCTAATCAGTTTTCAGAAGAAAGAGATTATGAAATAGATAAGCATGGTATAATGTTGCAAGATTTATATAGCAAGGCATATAAGGCTGGAGACTTGAATTTATGCAGATTGTTGCTTCAAGATGTAGCTAAGATGAAAGGGATTGTTGTAGATAGAGTTGATGTTACTAGTGGTGGGGAAGGGTTTGTGTTTAATTACTCACCTCCACAGGAGGAGATATAATATACCCACCCTTAATATCCAACTTCACTGTTCTCTGCTCAACTTTGTTTCGCATTTTACAGCAAAGAGTTTGAAAGATTAAAAAGAGTAAACTAACGGCACGAAGATAATAAAAATAAATGACATATATTGGAAGCTTTAGCAATATAATAATTAACAAATAAATAAAATAAAATGGCAATAACATTTACGTTTGACGTACTAACAAAGGCAACTCCCCCAACTCCTTCAGGGATAGCTCCAACTATAATGAGGACGATTTCAAAGTCTCTCTTAGAAAGCAGGAGTGTAGATTATGGTAAAAGCAAGGGATCTATAGTTAAGAATAAACTATTGAAAAGTGATGGAACAATAACTGAAGTTTTTTCTGAGTCTGATGGTAGGGTTAAAGAGGTTAAGACTATAAGAGATATTTATTCTGCCTCAGATTCAAAATTTATTGAAGAAGTTATAAATGGCGTTTCAATAAGATGGTCTATGAATTTTAACGCAAAGAAAATTGAAATATCTAATATTATAACCATTGCAGAAATGGGAATGATTAACTCAGGTTCTTGGCTGTCTAATTTAAACACAATAACTGCTCACGATTATTCCGGCACTCTAACTTCTTTCACTACTGAATCTTTAACAAATTCTAATGCAATGAATATATTAAGAGATGTGGATTTTGTAGAAGCTGTTAAGGCCGCTGTATTAACCTTAAATTCTCCTGCCAAAGTTGCTAGTCATATAACACTTTTCAATTCATTAGTTGATTCTGGAGTTTTTCCTTCTGATGTTGAAAAAATAAATCCTGAGTCAACGGCAGACAGGTTTTGGAATACACTATTATAATTAAAACAAAAAACAATGAAAAAATTTATAGAAGGTCTTGAAAAAGGTTATGGTTACAAAATTGGTTATTTAGAAGTTACATTTGGAATTTTTGCGGTAATATCCATGTTTCCTGTAATGATTACGTATTTATTTTTAACTAAATTAATAATTGATCCAATCAAGAAGTTAATTTGGAAATAGATTTTAAACCAACGCCAAAACAAGATAAAGCCTGGGAGTATCTTCATGATAAGGAAACAAGTGAAGTTTTATTCGGAGGAAGTGCTGGGGGAGGTAAGTCTTATTTCGGAGCAGCCTGGCTTTTATATTCCTGCCTTCGTTATCCTGGCACACGCTGGTTAATGGGTAGAGCTGTACTAAAAACTCTAAAAGAAACAACTTTAAACTCTTTTTTCATGGTTTGTAATGATTGGGGAGTGAAAAAGGGAGAGGTTTACAAGTTTAATGCCCAAAGTAATGTTATAGAGTTTGTAAACGGAAGTACTATACTTTTAAAAGACCTTTATCAATATCCTGCTGATCCGAATTTTGATTCACTTGGTTCATTGGAAATTTCCGGTGCTTTTATAGATGAGGTGAACCAATGCACCGAAAAAGCAAAGAATGTTGTGGCTTCAAGAATAAGATACATGCTTTCAGAGTATAAATTACGCCCAAAAGTGCTTATGTCATGTAATCCTGCTAAAAACTGGGTGTATGACTTCTACAAACAAGACAGAGATGGTACTTTGGCTACTCACAAGAAGTTTGTTAAGGCTAAATTAGCAGACAATCCTCATATATCTGAGTTTTACGAAGAACAACTAAAGAAACTTGATCCTGTTTCAAGGGAAAGACTACTTCATGGTAATTGGGAGTACGATTCCGGAGAAGATAGGCTTTTTGATTATGAATCTGTATTAAACGTATTTACAAACTCATCAGTAGGTGCAGAGGATGGTGAAAAGTATCTTTCTTGCGATATAGCACTACTTGGAAGTGATAAACTAGTGATTTGCGTATGGAATGGGATGGTTGTGGAGGAAATAGTAACAAAAGACAAGACATCTGCCGATAATGTAGAGAAACTGATAAGAAACCTAGCTAATCTTCACAAAGTACCACAAAAAAACATCATAATTGATAGTGATGGAGTAGGTCAATACCTCTCTCATTACATGAAAGGAGTGCAACCTTTTGTAAATAATGCCAAAGCTTTAGATAAAGAGAGTTATCAAAATTTAAAGACTCAATGTTATTATAAGCTTGCAGAGCAGATAAATGTAGGTAATGTTTGGATAAAATGCAATGATACAGACCTTAGAAACAAGATTATTGAAGAATTAGAGGTAGTAAGAAGAAAAAATATGGATATGGATGGAAAACTAGCTATTTTGTCTAAAAAAGAAATGAAAGCAGTTTTAGGACATTCACCTGATTTTGCTGATGCACTTATGATGAGAATGAGGTATATGTTTAAAAATGGCAGGAAAATAATGGCATGGAGGTAGAAACTATATTTTTGTTCCACAAACTTCCATAATATTTTTGTTATATTGTCATTATGAACGACTCAAAAGAAATATACTGCCTTAATAGCATACACTCGGTTATAGTTTCCTCTTTTTTACAAAAAATAGAAGATATTATTGAAGAGTGTTCTATGTATGATGAAGATGTTGAAGAGTTTGGTGATATTATAGAAAATTTGATAATATATCATAATACTTTAGGGGTTACTGCAATGGATGGAGAAACCACTTATGAAGAATGGTATCTTTCGTTGCCTAACAATGTTTATTGGGCTGCAACAGGATATTTCGCTTCATTAACCGTAAGTAAAAATAAAGATAAAGATATTGAGTTTTTTAGAGAAAAAATGCTATCTTTGATTACTAAAACAATCAAATCGCTTAATTCAAGTTTAATAATACAACCTTGGACTGAGAATGAAAACAAAATACATTTAAACTAATGGCTGAATTTCAATTAAACGAACAAATCGTAGAATTACCAGATAACTGGTCTCAAGTAACATTTGAGAGGTTTCTTGGATTTGCTCAAATATGTAAACAATTTAAAGAAAGAGAAGAAGTAAAGAATGATTCTGATGACGTTCAATTAGAGAACGCTTTACAAGATTTAGAGGACAATACTAAGATATTATCTTATTGGTGTAAAATGAGTACTGAAGAAGTTTCAATGATAGACTTAGAAGATGCAAATGATATAATGAAACATCTTGCTTATCTAAATGAAGAATATCAGCCTATAAGTATAGGTTCTTTCACTATTGATGATCAAAAATTCTTTTTACCTGAAGATTTGATGGCTAAATCATCTTTTGGTAGATATGTTGAAGCTGAACAGCTTGAACTGCAAACTAAGTTGCTTAAGAATGGGAGATTAGAGATAATGCCTAGACAAGTTGCTATATTGTGTAAGAAAGAAGGTGAGACGGAAAAGCTAAATGATGATATAATAGATAAAAGGGCAATTATGTTCAAAAAACTTGATATGGCTACAATTTGGGATATAGGTTTTTTTTTGACCAAGTTAGAACAAAAATTGACACTGACTTTCCTAATCTCTCAGGGAGATCAGATGAAGGATCAGCAAAAGCAAGAATTGCAGCAAAAGGAACAATAGATGGGTATGGTTGGTTAAATAGTATATATGACACAGCAAAAGCAGGTATTTTTACAATGCCTGATGAAACGCCAGTAGATAGTGTTTTATTAACTAAGTTGTATGAGATAATTACATACTTATCATGGAAATCTGCTTGTGGTAGTTATGAGGAAAGAGTAAGTGAACTAAACGAAAAAGGACTAAAATAATGGCAACAACTTTAACTAAATTAGTAACACAAATGAATACCTGTGCTACTAGTGCAGGATTTAATACATTTAAGTTTGGAAAATTAGAACACATTAATTTTGATCATAGTATTGAGTATGATTTATTGAATCTTCAATATCCAAGTTCAAAAATATACGATCTAAATAGCTCCTTACAAGTTTATACTTGTCAAGTAACAGTAGCTAGACCTTTTTCAAGCTCAAACAGAACTGGAGTGCAGTATTTAGATAATGTTCACTTAGTAATGACTTCTCTGGAGCAAAAGCTATGGAATTTTTTATCTTGTGTATCTTCTGCTGATTGTAATAATGTTATACCTAAAGATGCAATATCAATAAGTAGAGATAAAGGTACTTTTAACGATAACCTAGTTACTCTTGATTGTACTTTCAATATAGAGGTATTTAGTGATTGTTTTGAGGTTGATTGCAATAAACCTTTCGTTCCTGTTTCAGATCCTAGTAGAGTTACTTATAATTGTGTGGAAGGTACTTGTGTTGATCCTTTAGATGGTTCAGGAACATTTACAGGTACTTATGCCTTAAGCGATTGCAACACTTCAGGATGTGGATCTAAGAGACCAGAAAGAGATGGCAGGGAAGATGAGGGTGATGGATTAACTGAGGACGCAATAAGAGATGCTGAATTACTAGATTCAGATCCAGATGGTAGAGATAGATAGTGGCGAATATTACAAATATAGTCTCTGTAATTAAAGGTGCTTCTAAGACTGCTGAAAAAATGTTTAAGCAGCAGTTAAATAAGAGAAGAGAAGGTAGTCTCAAGAAAATGAATGATACAGGCTCTTTAAGAAACAGTATTAAGGGAGAGGTTGTTGATCAGGGAGGTGGTCGTATGGTTTTGACGGTAGTAGGACTTAGATATGGGGCTATGCTCAATAAAGGTATTATGGGAGGTCTAGTTCCATATACACAAGGAAGCGGAGATAAGGGAAAGAATCAATACATTACCGCTTTAGCAGCATGGTGTGCTAGGAGGTTTAAATTAAATAAGAGAAATGCACTTTTAATGGCTTTTCGTATAGCTAGAAAAAGAAAATACGAAGAACCAACAGGAGCTCCTCATAATAAAGGATGGATTGAAGATATTAAAAAAGAAGTAGATAAAGCATTAACTGAGGAGTTTAAGAAAAAAATAATGATTGCAATCAATAAAGATGTTTATGCTGCTTTAGACAAAAAAATAAATTATTAAAAAATGGGAAATTTTACCAAATATAGAGACATTAATAGATACTGGAAAAGCGTTTATAGACCGATAATATGCTCAGTTAGATCTACAGATTCAGATATTGCTTTTTGTAGAGGCGAGATCATGGTTGAACAGACTTGGGATTCAGGTGTTTATAGTCCTACAGGAATTGTTATAGACGGTCATGCCAAACTTAAGTTTGCAGGAATATATGAATTTAATTTAATGGATCATTGTAGGCATTTTGTTTGTAGTGGTAGTTTTTTAGCAGATTCATCAGGAAATTTTCAGATGCAATCTCAAGGAGAGTGTTCTAGGTTTAAAATTGTTATGTGGCCTGTTAGATACAGTGGTGTTTTACAAAACGCATTATATGATGACTTAACTGATTCAGTTAGTTCTAATATATTTATTGGAGTAGGAGCTACAACTCATGACACGCAACATTATAATATGAGTGAGAATCTTCAAGATATAGACAGCTTGGTTTTGGGTGATAATGGATGGATTCTTCCGAATGTACATAGTTTTTTAACTGAAATGCCTGGAGGTACTCAAAATAGTCCTTCACAAATTATAAATAGAGATGAGGATATAGATAGTTCCTTGTATGCTCTAGTTGAGCTTGGATCTGTATATGATACATTTTTGATTTATTATAGAGCATATTTGAATGGATCTTTTGTAGGCATGACAACAATGCAACCAACAACTACCTCAACTCACATAAGAATCCCATTACATCCAGATAGAATAGAGCAGGAGTACTTAATGCACACTGGTAGTGCTTTGAATCTATTTGTTGACGGTTCTGGAAATCTTCTATCAGATAGAGTTTGTGTATTTATGACTGCATCAGATAGTTCTAGTGTTGCACAAAGCATTTATCCTACTTATACTGATGAATACGGAAATTTCGGTGCTAAATGGTATAATTTTGCAATAAGTGAAGAAAAGAATGATGGTCATTGCCAAAAGACAAAATTTCTATTTAAAAACCATCTTGGAGGTTATGATTTCTTCAACTGCTATGGTACTATTAGTAAATCTGTCTCTACTTCTGGTCAAGAGATGCAAAGTCATTATGGTTTAACTGGATATACTCCTTCATCTCAACATACAAGAAAAATGCTTTGGACTCAAAGAGAAGATGAGTTTAGTGTTTTCTCTCAACCATTAACAACTGAAAAAGCAGATTGGCTTGCCGGTCTAATAACAAGTCCACAGGTTTGGGTTGAAGAAGATATTAAAGATGGATTTTATACTAAAAAAAGAAAAATACCTGTAATTATAGATCAAGCAAGTTATAGTTTACACACTACAGAAGATAGTGTTCATTTTATACAGTTTAAATATACTAAATCACAAAGAAGAACAACACAAAGAACATAAAAAATGGCAAACGGAACTCCAGAAAATGTTGTAATAGAGATAGGGAAAGATGCAGGAACTACAACTATAAGTACAAGTATTCAGACAGGAACTGAAACTACAGTAACTTATAATGGCTGTGTTAGTGATTCTGATGCTGAAAATGTAGCTTATGCTGTTGATCATATAAATTCTTCAACATCAGTACAAAAACCTAGTTGGATATTTTTCGCTATAATTAGAATACCTGGTGCTAGTACTAATTCCTTAAGTGGAGGAATGATGATTGGATTGAATCCAGCTCAAATGAATCCAGCAACAGGATTTTCTTCAGGAACTTTTACTACTTATGGAGAGCTTGGTGGAGTTCAAGATTGTAATTTTGATTCACTAGTATTAAATTCAGGTAATCCATCAGGAACTTCAACTCCTGTTGAGTTAGACTTTACTGGTAATGGTGATGTTAAGGTAATCCATTACAGGCCTAGTATATTTGAGGCTAATAATTCAGTTATATCTGGTTCAAGTGCTGCTTATCCTCCTGGTTTTGACGGAGGTGTTGGATCTAATCAAGACGTACCATGGAGAAAATGGAGTATGGATTCTCCATCCTACCAAATTATTAACGCTTTTTACCCTAATGGTAGTTGGATTCCTCCTGTTGATCATAATACTATGAGTCAAGGGGCTAGCTTTGATGGTTTATCTCTTTATTTTATTGACGCAGCATCATACGACTATGATGGTAGAATTGTAGCACATGTTTTTGATGTAATTTCTGCTAATGGTAACAACATGTATCTTCTAGGTAATGGAACTGATGCTTCATCTGATTTAAACGTAGGGCCTTTAAGCGACCAAGAAGGGTATAATTACTACATGTATGCCTCTCCATTTCAGCATGGAGCTAATTGGAGTGAAATCAGACAGAGTGGTAATGAGATAGTGTTTAGGCCAATGCTGGGTAATCAAATGTTATGTAATAGTTATTATGGGGCTAAAACAAATGCTTTATCAAGTAAGCAGTGGAGAATTAATCCATGTTATGATTTTCTTGATAATTATTTTGGGATGAGGAATAATGATTTCTTAAAAGATCATGATAATTGGCATATTTCATTTACAGTTGGCACTATTGATAGTGGTCTTGTTTTAAATGTTATGCAAGGACAACCTTCTACTTATGAAAGTGATACAGTTTTTGATAAAATTGCTCTATCTATAGATAGTCCTGGAGATTACAGTATATGTATTCCTTCTTTAATGATGCAATTTCAAGAAGATCCTAATTGGAATGAATTTCAAGGTGGTTGCATTAGTGCTAATCATGGAGTTATAACTCCTATACCTGTAGGAGCTATATTGTTTGATGTAGGATTATCAGCAGGAACAGCATCAAATTATTATGGTAAAGAAATAAGGATAACAAATTTAGATGTACGTAAAAGCACGCCTGATTTAACAACTGTAGTTACTCCAATTATGACTCCTGGTCTTGGTTATGATATACCTCAATATGATTGGTCAAGACTTGATGTTATGGATAGAGAGTCTATGCCTTTATCTTTAAACTACTCTATAGCTGATCTTCGTAACTTAAAGAAAAAAAGTGTTGGGTTTTCTAAGACATTTGAAATACCTGCTAATCAGCATAATGAAATGATATTAGGATCAATGTTAGGAGTAGGATCTGAAAGAGAAATGATTGACTGGATGGCTGCTAGAGTAAAAGTTGATGGAGTTGTTGTTTTTAAAGGATTAATTAGAGTTGAAGAATCAAATACAGGTAATGGAGGATCTTATAGATGTCATATAATACAAGACAATATAACTTGGATTGGGAGTATGGCAGATAACAGTATATGTGATCTACCTTTATTGGTTAGTTTAGATTCTGATGGAGAACCAGAGGAAAAAAAGTTCTCTACTGTTACAGCTAGTTGGGGGAACACTCCTGATAATGCAAGTTCTTTTTTCGGATTAGCAAATTATAGTCAATGGAACGCAAATGCTGCCAATGGAAGTTACGATCACAATAGTGGAGATTTTCATCCATTTATATTTACTAAAAGTATTATTGATGAAATATTTAAACAAACTGGTTATACTTTAAATAGTGCTTTTTTTAACACTCCTTTCTTTAAACAACTTTGCCATCCATACACTTCAGGAGAAGATTATGCAGATGTTAAAAATATTTTTGGTGACTCAGGTAGTCATTTTTGCCACGCAACTAAAGCTTCTGGTGATAGATTTAGTGTTGCAGATGCTGATGGTTGGGGTGGGGTAAGGGTTCAAAGTAAAGTTTGGGGTTTAATTGGTAATCCTGGAAATCATTATTCATCTGGAACATCAAGTGGTAGTGGTTATCAAGTGCCTTTCACTGGTTATTATGATATTTATGCAAGAGCCCAAGTGGAGGTTCATACTTATACAGGAACATTTTGTGGTCATACTGATCATTGTTATGCTAGGTTACAAATTACTAAAAACGGTGCTGTTATAGATAACTTTGGTTTTACTCAAAGTGGAACTAATTTAAGCACTATGGGAGGTGCTGATCATTCAAGCTGTAATGAAAATGGATATAAACAACTGGAGAGAGGATTTCAAATATTACTACAAGCTGGAGATATAATACATATTAAATATCTCGGAGAAAATTATGCAAATTATTGTTCTTTCAAGATTTGGGTAAAAGATCAAGTATTTAATATATTCCCTGTGCCTAGCAGTATAATTCCTCCAGCACCAACTGATTTAACTAAAGTTCTGCCTTGTATAAAACAAACTGACTTTATATTAGGTCTTACTGAAATGTTTAATTTACAGTGGTTGGCAGATGAAGAAAGAAAAATGATAAGTGTTGAGCCGTATGATGATTTTTTCGGATCAGGAAGCATAGTAGATTGGACTGACAAACTTGATCACACTCAATGGAATGATAAGTTTATTATAGAGAACTTAGCTAAAATAACTGTCTTTCCTTATAAATTAGATTCTAATGACAAGGGTATGGAGTTTCTTTACTCATGGAGACTAGAAAACGGATATGATCAACTATATAATGCTCATTATGAAGATAATGGAATGAGGTTTAGGAAAGAATACGTAGAAATGGGAACAAAGGTTTTCCATAACTTATGGAGTTTTAATGATTATGATACATCTATTAGTGCTGGATGGGGATGGGGAGATATGACTTGGAACGGCCCTGCTGACACTAATAACCCTATAATGCCTATACTTTGGGGTACAGGTGGTGGAATAAATAATACAAGTAGAACTCCTTATAATACCAGTTACTCTTCATTCTCAATGAGAATATTAAATTATTACGGAAAAAATTATGATGTTTCTACATGGAATTATGTAGATGAAAATAGTGTTAATCATAATATGGATCATTTCCCTTACACTGGAATGGTTAATAAATATGCTAAAAGAACAGGTGCTTATGATCCTTATTGCTTGACTTTTGATGACCATGAGCATAAAAATTCAACTGTAGTTAGCCCAGGATTATTTAATAAGTTTTGGAGTAGAGCTTATCGTATGTTAAACGGAGGATCTTCATTAAGAACTTGCCAAATGCACCTTACTGCAAATGATATGTCTACTTTTGATTACAGAGATTTAATTCATTTAAAGATTGATAATGTCTCTACATACTGGACTGTAAATAAGATAATTGATTTCAATCCAGCTAGTAATGATTTAACAACAGTTGAATTAATTGAATATAAAGATAAAGTTGTTTCAAGATCAAAAACAAAGAAAGCTAGACCTAGAGGTGGTAAGAAAAACGTAGAAACTAGATCTGTTCCTTTTATGAAATCAAATTTATCTAAAGAGCAAGAAGCTGTTGTTGAGAGAGATAATAGCATTTTAGATATTGAAGTTAGAGATAAGGATGCTTGCGTAATGTATGTTGAAGAAGCAGACGGTTCT